ATCGAAATGCGAGGGCGAAGTGATGGGCCAGACAGCGCACCATTATCTCATCTTCGAAACTGCCGGCGGCTTTTGCGGCATCGCCTGGAACAACGTGGGTATCACGCGCTTTCAGTTGCCGACAAAAAGCTCGGAAGCGGCCGAACGAACTCTGCTGCGCCGGCTGCCCGGCGCGGAATGCGGCGCGCCGACGCCAGAGGTGGTCGAGGCAGTCGCCGCCGTGAAGACCTATTTCGAGGGCGAGGAGACGGATTTTTCCGGCTTTAAGCTCGACCTCGGTGAGCAGGACCCTTTCTTCGAGCAAATCTATGCTGCGGCGCGGCGGGTCGGATGGGGCAGCACGACGACCTATGGCACCCTGGCGAAGGAACTTGGCGCCGGGCCAGAAGCTGCGCGCGATGTCGGTCAAGCCATGGCCAAGAATCCGGTGGCACTAATCATCCCCTGCCACAGGGTCCTGGCGGCCGGCGGTAAGGTTGGTGGTTTTTCCGCGCCAGGCGGCTCGGCGGCTAAGATCCGCATGCTCGCGCTGGAGGGGATTCATCTCGAGCCACCAGCTCCGGCTCAGCAATCTTTTGGGTTCTGAGCCTGGCAATCCGGTGGCGCCGCGCTCAGATCCGGGCCGCTTAAGCGAAGAGGCGTAGCGCCGTGAATTCGAGCGGGTGCGGCGCATCGATCGGGGTTGCCGAGGCGCGCCTCATGCCGCGTCACCACGCAATACTGCGGCCAACGAGGGAGGCTCTACAACCGGCGCTTTGAAGCCGAGGTGTTTGTGCAGTAGTCGGGTCAAGGCGTTCGACCAAGCCAAGATCTGCCGGTTATCGAGATCGGTATCGACACCGGCCAAGATCTTGGCGGCGAGCAGCGCACATTTGAGCGCGATCATGCTTGCTCTGTCGATTACAGCGCGTTCAGTCACCGATGGTGGATGGCCGAGGTGTTGGATTAGCCCGTACCGGTAATCCTTTAGAAGCCGCGCGGCGCGGGACCGGCCGTCGGGCGGCGCATCTGGAATAGCCAGGCGCGATGGAGGGCGTCAAAAGTTGCCACCCTCCCCCGCATGGCCCAATTCTTAACTGACTCAGAGCTTGTGCCCCTAGATCCGCCGCCAGCTGCGATTTGCATGCGGTGTTCCGCACCGAGTTCGCTGCTGACTCGCTGCTGGAGGGAGCAGGATTCGAACTTCTGGTCCCCCGCCGGCAACAGCCCCGGCGATCAGTTTGTTTAGAGCCTGTTGCGCTGACGCCAGGTTCGCAGTGGACTCCCCGCTTAGGGACAGGGATTCGAACCCTCGGTCCCTCCGTCTGTTGTGACCTCAGGTGTCGGGCCACCACTCACACCTGCTTGCGGCGAAATCGGATGGGGTCAGGTCAGCCCGGTGACGGTTGCGCATTGCCGCGATGTCAATGCGTCAAATCCTGGCCCGATTCCCCCCTTCGGTTGCTGGCGCGATACGAAGAAGACCACGGCCAGGAAATTAACCCATGCAATTGCGCGAGCGGCCGCGGTTCTGTCGATGGCGGCCTTCATTGATCCTCTGGCCTTCCAAAGCGGCTTAATCGGGCCTTCCAAGAACGCGATGGCATGCCTTTGTCATGCAATTGCCCTGCATTTAAGTCATTAAAATAATGGAGCTCGGTTGGCAGGAGGGCCCGGAGCGCGGCGATCCGGTGGGAGAGCGATGAACAGACTTGCCGCGTGCTGTCATCTCCCTGGCGCTGGCCGGGTCCGCCCAAGGGCCCGCCGAAAAGGGCGCCGTATCGCCCCATTCTCTGGGGAAACACCCACGACCGCGGCGGCTGCGATTGTTGTCGCTGCGACGGGCGTGCGATGTCCTCGAAAGCAGCTCGGGCAAATCCAGCAACCGAAAAGTCCGTTCGCCGACCGGGCTCCGGGCGAGACCGCTCGATAAGGTCTACCGATCCGAGGCGGGGCGCCACGCGGACGGCCCTGGGGCGTCGTGCGTCCGAACTCCGACACAGGAGCCGCGCGGTTCAGCTCGATTTGTTCTGCGCGGCCTGCCATTCCATGGAACCAATTGCGAACACGGTTTGAGGAGGTTCCGGTTTGGCGCTCTGCTTGACCTTTTCCGCCTTCTCGCGCAAGTACTCATAGTAACCCTCGCTCTTCATTCCAGGGTTGAGCATCTCCAAGGCTCCGCTGCAGGCGTCGACCTCGTCGTCATGGGCGAGATCGGGGAAGCCTTCGAGGACGCGGAACAGCTCCTCGTTCCAGGAGCCTCGCCGGATCTTCACATTGCCGGCGCGGCATTGCGAACTGAATGGCCCGAACCTCGTGAGCTTGTCGCCACTCTCGGGAGCCGCCGCCACGGTGAAGCCGCTGAGCGCGCGCCCCAAGTGAAACGCTTGGCTCTTACCGGCCTGCCCCGGATCCAGGCCGAATCCGATGCGGACCCGCTTGCCGTCCTGCGTGGCGGTATTGAGCAGCAGTCGATCGACGTCGCCCGGGTTGGCCCGCCCGCGCACCATATCCAGCAGCCAATAGCCGCCGCTCTTATCGCGGCCGAGCTTGATGCCGACCGTCCAATCGGGGTCGTTGAACTCGGTCTTTTCGGTAGCGGCGAGATCCCAATAGCGGACGATGTTGAGGTCGGCCGGGACCTCGTCGACGACGGCACACCACTCCCGCTTGAAATAGAGCCCGGCAGACGGCCGGATCTTCCAATTGCCACCCAGCAGCCGCTCGCGCTCGAGCAGCGGCAGCGACAGCAGCCAAGTGAAATATTCCGGGTTGACCCGCAGTAGAACGGGGTTGTCGAACACCTTCGCCGGGATGAAGGTGACGCTGATCGGTCTCGGGGGGTCGATGCCCGGCGGCAGATCCTCCGGCCGTGGCAGGTGTTGCGTCAACTCTTCGGGCCGATCGGCCCACTCGAGCTTTTCCGCGACGCGGATGTAGTAGCGCAGAACGCCGGCACGCTCGGGGATCGGAAGCCCGGTCTCCGGGTCGATCCACCATGCCAGGAAGCCGGCGACCCAGCTGTCCGCGTCGGGGTTGCACGTCGCGCGGATGTAAGGCCGCACGCCGCAGGTCGAGCGGTTGCGGCTGACCATGTAGAAGAACTGATGCGCTGTGAAATGCGTCAGCTCATCGAAACAGATCAACGTGATCTGCGCGCCCTGCCAGTGGTGGACGGTGGTTTCGAACTGCAGGTGCGAAAACTTGATCTTGCCGGCGCGTGGCCAGCGCCACTCGCGCATTCCGAGGTGCGGGATCCCGCCGAGCCGCGGATAGAAGGTTCGGCTCTCATCCCATAACCCGCCGGGGTTGGTGATCTGGGGCGTCGTGCGCCGGAAGAATACCGCGGTGAAGTTCGCGACCCGACCGACGTGGCGCAGCGGCTCCAGGATCAGTCCGACCGTTTTTCCGCCGCCTGCCGCACCGCCGTATATGCAGATGTCAGCAGCGGTTCGCAGAAACTCGGTCTGCGGTCCGGGCTGCGCCGAGATCGTTGCGGTGAACGGTAACGACATGCGTCACAAGCCCGGCCCCGAGGCCGTCTGTCCCTGGTCGCCAGGAGGCAGGTTTTGACGGCTATCGGCGAAAGCGCCCACGGTGCTGTCGGTCTCCACGGGTTGCCCTTCCAATCCAGCCCTGATTTCTGCCGGCTGCCGCTGCGGTTTTCTGGCGAAGTATTTCTCTTGGGCGTCTCGCAGCACCTGCGTCAGCTCAGGATCTCGGTTATTATCGGGCAGGACGAGGACCTCTGACTTCGCCTCGGCACCGGCGCCCGGAATTGGGTCTTCCGGCGCCGTCTTCTCCCGCCAATGCGCCCGCGTCTTCAACCAGAAGATCTGCGCCGTGACATTGCCCGCCTTCGCGGAGGCGAACAAATAGCCGGAGACCGTTGCATTGGCCTCGGCCACGCCGCGATCGAGGTCATCACGACACCGCTTGCGCAGCGTCTTCGGCGCGCAGCCGATGATCTTGGCGATGTCGTCCTGACCGACGCCGACCCCAGCCAAGTGCCGCACCTTGTCGCGCACCGCCGCATTCACGACAAACGCTCTTCTAGCCATGGGCGGATCCTGATTGATCTCGGTCCTGGCTGGCGGCGCGCTCATCGAACGATTGACCGGAGGCTTGATGCATCGCGGCGCGCCCGGTGAAGCCCTGCCAGCGTCGCACGACGACATCGACATAGGCGGGATTGAGCTCGACACCGTAGCAGACGCGGCCGGTCGTTTCGGCCGCAATCAGGCTTGTGCCGGAGCCGAGAAACGGGTCATAGATCGCCTGGCCGGGCCGGCTGTTGTTGGCCATTGGGCGGCGCATGCATTCGACTGGCTTCTGCGTGCCGTGCCCCCAACTCTGCTCGCGCTGCCGGTTGCCGAAAGGATTGTTGTTGGCGATCTCCCAGACTGTCGTCTGCGTGCGGTCGCCCTGCCAGTGGCTGGTCTTATCCTCGCGCACTGCGTACCAGCAACATTCGTGCTTCCAATGATAATGGCCGCGGCTCAAGATGAAATGCTGCTTGACCCAGACAATCTGAGCGCGCAGCTGCAACCCGCAAGCGGCCAGATCGGCGGCGACGACTTCGCCGTGCAGAGCCCCGTGCCAGACATAAGCGACATCCCCGGGGAACAGCGCATAGGCCTCACGCCAGTCGGCGCGATCGTCGTTGAGCACCTTGCCCCGCGCAAGCTTGCCGCCACTCTGCTTCCGGCGCGCCCGCCAGGACGGGTCGTACTCGACCCCATAAGGCGGATCGGTGATCATCAGGTGGGGGCGCGATCCCGCCAGTACCGTCGCGACATCCGCCTCGCTGGTGCTGTCACCGCAGCCAACGCGGTGCTTTCCCAACAGCAATACGTCGCCGGGCCGGGTAACCGGTTGATCGGGGACTTCCGGGACGCTGTCCGGATCCGTCAGACCACTCGACCCCAAATCGGCCAGGATGGTTTCGAGCTGATCCCGCCCGAAGCCGAGCAGATCGAGATCGAAACCGGCGAACTCGAGTGCCCGGAATTCGCTGCGGAGCAGCTCGAAGTCCCAGCTCGCCCGCGCCGCCAATTGATTATCGGCCACGCGATAGGCGCGCTTCTCCTCCTCACTCCAGCCACGTGTGACGATCACTGGGATGGAGGTCTCCCCCAGCCTTGCCGCCGCACCAATCTTTGCGTGGCCGGCCACGATCATGCCGTCCTCGTCGGCCAGGGCTGGCAGCGTGAAGCCCCATTTGCGGATGGAGGCGGCTAGTTTGTCGAGGTCGGCCTCGCTGTGAAGCCGGGGATTGTTCGCGTAGGGTGTCAACCGCTCGATCGGCCAGCACTCGACCTGGTAGGCCGGCCAAGGACGTCTCGGGCTCGCCTCCGCGGGCCCGGTTTCTATCGATGACATTATTCCACCTCCGGGACAGCCGAGGCCATCCGGTATGCATTAAAAAATTTGCGTCTACTCGCGATACTAAAACGGTATCAATTGCTTATTATGGTCGGAGGCCTAATTCTGGGCTCCCAACCCTTATTATCCACTATAACAGAGTTCTGCAGCCGAGAATGGCCTAGATGCCGTAGCCTTTCGACGGTTAATATGGTGAATTATATCGCAAATGATCAGGAAAAATCAATTAGATAAAAAAGCAACAGTGCGGGTCGCCAGAGGCGCGTCGGCAACGCGCGATGGCAAGCGTCACACTCGCACTCTACGAGGGGCAGTCTCCATTGATTGCTCTCCTCGCCGATCATGGCCGGAAGCATCTTGCCCTCTGGGCCGCCTCTGCAATCCCGGTGAGGACAAGCGGCCGCAACGGTGTGTCGAACAAGATTCCGCGGTTGATGTAGTGGACAAGACCGCCGAGATGACGGTAAATTCGTCGATACGCTTCGGATCCGTAAGTAGCTGAAGGAACTGTGGTTTTGAGCCGGATTTGGGTCTCGCGTGGTCGAGCCGGCTCTTTTTTATAGACGGTAAATTGAATGGCGGCTCAACCTTCCCATCGCAGGAACAGAGACGGATATCAGGAGCTTAAGGCCGAATTAGCGGGGCAGGCCGCCAGGGGAAAAAGTTACGATTGGCGCCGAATTCGAGCGCGAAGCATCGTTTTACGATCGCGGTATCATCCATAAACCCCCTGAAATCGGAACCAATTTTCAAGGCTCCTGGAATTTCATTTCAGAGACGAGTTCGCAGTGGACTGCCCCCTCCAGCGGCGAGTCAGGAGCGAACTTCGCATCGAGTGACAAGGCGGAACGCCGCTGCCGTCCGACCGCATCGTGGCCCTGAAAGCGTTTTTTTA